GCACGTCGCTGAGCCAAGCCGCCGGGCCGCGTTCTCGCGTGATCCGGCTTACCCACGGAGGCAAGGGAATCTAATGGCCCGACATTATCCGACGCTGACCCGTAACGGATTCTTGCTGCCTTCGAACATCAAGGCCAGTTACGAAGGCGCCGGAGAGGGCCGCCGTTCGGCCAGTTGGGAAGCCACCGACAACGGCATCAACAGCATCAACACCCCGGCCCTGCGCAACCTACGTGCGCGTTCGCGGGCGGCGGTGCGCAATGATCCGTACGCGTTCAATGTCATCGACAAGCGCGTCAGCAACCTGATTGGCACCGGCATCACGCCCAGGCCGACGACGGATAACGCCGAGCTGCGCAAGCTCATGCAGCAGCTGTGGGACGACTGGGTGGATGAGGCAGATGCCGATGAGCTGACTGACTTCTACGGCATGCAGGCCCTGGTGGCGCGCACCGTAGAAACGGCCGGTGAATGCTTTGTGCGATTGCGACCCCGCAGCCCGAGCGAAGGTTTGGCTGTGCCGCTTCAGCTGCAGGCGCTGGCCCCTGAATTTGTCCCTCACGACAAATTCGAGATGGCCAAAAACGGCAACGTGATCCGCGCCGGTATCGAGTTCAATCCGGCGGGAAAGCGTGTGGCGTACTACATGTACCTATCGCATCCCCGCGACTCGTCGTCGTTGAACGCTGGTTACAACCAGCTGGTGCGCGTACCGGCAACACAGGTGCTGCATATCTTCGAACCGATGGAGCCTGGGCAACTGCGCGGCGTGCCGCGCCTGGCTCCGGTTCTGAAGCGCCTGCGCAGCCTGGACAATTACGACGACGCGGTGCTGTTCCGTCAGGAAGTGGCGAATCTGTTTGCTGGCTTCATCAAGCGCCCGGCACCGGAGGCAACGCAGCAGCCTCGCGATCCCGTTACTGGCATGCCATTGAATGTCGACCGCGACGGCTTCACGCCGATGGTCGCCTTGGAGCCCGGCACCATGCAGGAGCTGGGGCCAGGTGAAGAGGTGGAATTCTCCAAGCCACCAGATGCCGGCAACAACTACCCGGATTTTATGCGGCAGCAACTGATGGCTGCGGCGGCGGGTTCGGGCACGCCTTACGAGATCCTCACCGGCGACATGCGCGAGGTCAACGACCGGGCGCTCCGGGTGGTGCTCAACGAGTTCCGGCGTCGCCTGGAGCAGCTGCAATTTGGCGTTTATGTGCATCAGCTGTGTCGCCCGGTGCGGGCGGCCTGGATGGACATGGCGGTGTTGTCCGGCGCCCTGGTGCTTGAGGACTACGCACAACGCCGTCGCGAATACCTTCGCACCCGTTGGGTACCGCAAGGCTGGGCCTACATCCAGCCGGTTCAGGACGTACAGGCGCGGAGCATGGAAGTGAAGGCAGGCTTTGCGTCGCGCAGCGAGATGGTGCTGCGCACGGGCTACGACGCGGAAACGGTCGACGCGGAAAACGCCGCCGATCTCGCCAGGGCGACACACCTCGGACTCAACTACACGACTCTTGAAGCCATCGAGACGATTGATGACAAGGAACAACCATGAGCAAAAAGACGAAGCCCCGCGTTTATGACAAAGCGGGCAAGCAGGTAAAGGTGGCCGATAAGAGCTGGTACACCTTCCAGGCCAGCGGCGAAGCCGAGCAGCGCAACATCGAAATTTTCGTGTACGGCGAGATCGGCGCTTGGGGTGTCACTGCCAATCAATTTGTGCAGGATCTGCGCGCCATGGATGACGGCGTGTCACCGGTGATTGTCGCGTTCAACAGCATCGGCGGTGATCTGTTCGATGGTCTGGCGATACACAACGCGCTGTCCCGGCTGGGCGAGCGCTGTACGGGGCGCATTGATGCCCTGGCAGCCAGTGCGGCCAGTGTTGCTGTGTGTGGCGCGCACCGAGTGGTGATTGCCGCCAATGCCATGTTGATGATTCACAACCCGTACACCTTCACCGGTGGTGATGCCGAAGACTTCCGCCGTGTCGCCGATGTCCTGGATCAGACCTTGGAAGCGATCATTGCGGCCTACAAGGCCAAGGCGCCGGACATCGACGAGGCCGAGCTGCGTCGCATGGTCAACGCTGAAACCTGGCTCACGGCCAACGAGGCGTTGGCATTGGGCTTGGCCGATGAAGTGGGCGATGGCCTCAAGGTCAGCGCCTGTCTCGGCCAGGGCAGCGTGTTGCAGCGGTTTCAGCATGCCCCACCGGAACTGCTCGCCCAGCTGGATGAAGAACCAGAGGCCGAGCCGCTCGAACCGAACGCTCCACCGGCGCCGGCTCCCGAAGTGGACGCGGCAAAACTGGCGCTGATGGTCACGCAAAGTTGTGCAGCAGCGGGCATCAGCAACCTGGTGGATCCGATTATCGCGTCCACGAAGCTGGAGAGTGAAGCGGTGATCCAGGCGGCACTGACCAATGCAAAAGCGCTGCACGGCCTGTGTGTCGCGGCACGCCTGCCAGAGCTGACCGTCGAGTTCGTCGCGGCCGGCTTGGACGAAGCGGCAGTCCGCGCGCGGCTGTTCGACAAACTGGTGAGCGGCGGCGGCACCTTTGAAATCAACAACAGCCTGCCGCTGGACAATGACCCCGTACCGGTTAAGGCCAAGCAGGTCGATCCCCAAGCAATTTGGAGCAGTCGTCAGGCGGCCCAAAACGGAACCTCGAAAGGAGCAAGACCATGAAAACTGAATTGATGCACGCAGGCGAATTCCTGCTCTCCGAAGGCAACGGCACTATTTCGCGCGAGGCGATCAACGTCGCTGCGGGGGGCGCCTTGGAGCCGGGGCAAATCCTCGGTTTGATCACGGCCACCTCCGAATTCGCACCCTACAATCCCACGGCAGAAGACGGTACCGAGAACGCCGTGGCGATCTTGTACGGCCCGCTGGGTGAGTCCGAAGTGGTTCGGCGCGGGCGCGCAGTGGTGCGTCATGCCGAAGTGAGCGAAGTTCATCTGACCGGGCTCGATCTCGCTGCAGAAAAGGCTCTGGCCGCCCATTCCGTCATCGTCCGTTAAGACAATCAACCTATTTATCCATCCCGCCTAGTGCGGGATTTTTCGTTTCTGGAGAGTACCCATGGCCGATATCGCCATTTTTGAAGACGATGCATTCAGCGTCTCCTCGTTGACCGCTGCAATCAATGACCAGGAATACCTGCCAGGCCGCATCAGCAGCTTGGGTTTGTTTCGTGAAGAGGGCATCAGCACGATCACCGTGCAAATCGAGAAGGACGGCGACACTCTGGCCCTGGTGCCAGCGGGTGAGCGCGGTACCTCTGGCCTGGTGGTCGGCGCGACCAAGCGTCAGCTGATCCCTTTCAACACCGTGCACCTGCCGGAACGCTTCACCATCAAGGCTGATGAGATCCAGGGCATTCGCGCTTTTGGCGCGCGTACCGAGTTGCAGTCTGTGCAGGATGTAGTCAACAAGCGTCTGGCAAAGGCTCGCCGTCAGCTGGATGCCACTCACGAATTCCAGCGCATGGGGGCCTTGAACGGCCAGGTGTTGGATGCTGACGGTAAGACCGTGCTGCTGGACATCTATAAAACTTTCGGCGTCCAGCGCAAGAAATTGCCGATGGGCCTGGGCAACCCGGACACTGAACTGCGTGTGCGCGCCGGCGAAGCGCTCGACATGCAAGAAGAGGCGCTGGGCAGCATTACCAGCACTGGCTCTCGCGCCTTCTGCGGTAAGAACTTCTGGAACAAGCTGATCGTCCACAAGTCGGTCAAAGACACCTATCTCAATACTATGCAGGCCGCCGCCCTGCGTGGCGATGCCCGGGAAAGCTTCGAGTTCGGCGGAATCGTCTGGGAGCGCTATCGCGGCAAGGTGGCGGGCATTTCGTTCGTCCATGACGATAAGGCTCTGCTTATTCCCGAAGGTGTTCCTGATCTGTACATCTCGTCCTTCGCACCGGCTGACTACATGGAAACGGTCAACACTCAAGGCATCCCGTACTACAGCAAGATCGAGCCGCTGCCCTTCAACAAGGGCGTAGCAGGTGAAGCCCAGTCCAATCCGCTGCATCTGTGCACGCGTCCCCTGGCGCAGATCCTGCTGGAACTCTGACCGTGGCCTTCCGCGATCTGATCGACGACATCGACGACGTAGTGTTCGAAACGCTCGGTGATACCGCCCAGATCGAGGGGCGCGCCGAGCCAGTGCTGGGCATGTTCGTGGCGCCATGGAAGGCGCCGCAGTTTGGCAAAACCCAAACCGCCATTCGTGAACCTCGGTTTGAGATCCGCGTGCGTGATTCGGGCGGTCTCAGCAAGGGCCTGCGGGTCAACGTCGATCTGCCGGTACTGGACGGCGGCGGCGAGTACGATCTTCTGCAACTGGAGCCCGGTGGTGATGGTCTGGTGGCCTTGATTTTGAGGAAACGTCCATGAGTGTCGGCAGCTACGCACAGCAAAAACGCGACGGTGGGTTGATCAACATTCAGCCGTCACTGGCAGACCTGAAGCGCTTTCAGGACTTCGGGCGGCTGGTGCCAAAGGCAGCAGCTGCTGCACAGCGGCGAGCGATCAACAAAACCCTCGGGTGGCTGCGCACCCACATCGCCAGGGCAGTGGGTAAGCAAGAGCGCATCGCCATTGGCGCCGTCCGGCAACGTTTGCGGGCTTACCCCACCAGCGGCGGTGCGATGCGCGGCAAGCTGTGGTTCGGCCTCAACGCGATCGAGGCCAGCCGCATCGGTCGGGTGCGTCAGACCGGCCGGGGGGTGTCGGTGGCGGGGCGTCGCTATCAGGGTGCATTTTACAAGCAGGTGTACGGCGGTAGCGCCGATATCTGGATCCGTACTGCGAGCAAGCACTTCAACAGCGATGATTACCCTGAGGCGACTCAGGGCCGTCGGCGCAGTGGTTTCGTTGAGGAAAACGACAATCGCTTTCCTCTGGCGAAAGCCAAGGTATCGCTGGAGCAGGCCCGGCCCCACTTTGAGGCGTGGATCAAACGCGCCGATGAACAGTTGCTGGTAGTCCTCGAGCAAGAGCTCAACTACGAACTGCAGAAGTACCTGAAGGGGAGCGCCAATGTCCGATGAGCCGTTCAGCCTGAACCAGCTCTACCAGGCCATCGAGCAACACCTGACGGAGCATCTGTCGGGTATTCAGGCGGTGGTGTTTTGGCCCGATATTCAGGAAAACCAAGGCATCCCGTTGCCTTCGGTGTTTCTCGAAATGGCCGAGTTTGAGCCGGGTACCGATATCGGTACGGGCGAGTCCAGCCTGGTCTGTAAGTTCGAGGCCCGGATCATCGTTGACCCGATCCAGCCTAATCATCACGAGCAGGCGGTGCACCTGGTGTCGCAACTGGCAGTGCTGCTCCGGCAGCAAAGCTGGGGCCTTGACGTCAACGTCGCGCAATTTGAGCGCGCTACCCAGGACTGGACCAAGCCTGAACTGGATGGCTATGTGGTGTGGGTGGTCGAGTGGACCCAGCAGGTTTATTTGGGGGTGGAAGTTTGGCCTTTCCCCGAAGAGAAGCCGAGCATGCTCAAACTCAACCTGGAGGCATATCGTGCGGGTGATCACCCGGGTGGTGCGCCATGAGCTGGGCGCAGGGCGAACACGACCGCATGATCGCGGCGATGGTGATGCCATGCGTGGTGGTCGGGGTGGATCTGATGGCCCCAGCGGTGCGGGTCAAGTCGGGTGACTGGGTCAGCGCGTGGGTGCGTTGGCACAGCCAGGCGGCAGGCAAAGCCCGGCACTGGCGCGCGCCGAGCCTGGGCGAGCAGGGGATCCTGTTCAACCCCAGCGGCCAGGCCGGGATGGGCACGTTTGTTCCAGGGTTGTACGGCGCCGCCGGTGCGCCACCAGATAACCGCGATCACGTTGAGGTGTGGCGGTTCGATGATGGTGGCTCCCTGGTCTACGACTGGGAGGCCAAGAGCTACACCATCACCTTGCCAACGGGCATGGTGAGCATCAAGGTCGGGGCAACCGAGGCGGTGGTTACGGATAGCGCGGTGACGATCACAACGACCAACATCAAGTTGATTGCAGACGTTGCAATTGAAGGTTCGTTATCCGTAACGAAAGACGTCTCTGTCCTGGGCGCCTTGCATGCGGTGAAAGACATCACTAGTGCCGGCAAGATCCTTGACGCCGGCGGTAACAGCGCGAATCACAAACACTAGTCATTCAATTCTACTGGCCCGCCGCGTTCGGGCTTTTTTGTGCCCGGGGGAAACCATGGCCAAGACTTCTGAAACACCCGTCGCCGGCGCTGGGCCTAGCTCAACGTTTCGCGACAAGCTCTACACCTCGCGCACCCTGATCCTGCCTGACAGCGGCCGCCCTCTGGCGGTTTTCAAGGCGCAGGTGTCGGTACCAGCGGCGGACGCCGAGGCGCTGGAATACCTCAAGGCCCATGAGGAATTCGAACTGCTGCAGGAGTGACCTAGATGATCGGAATGGACCGCCACACCGGCCAGCCCATTTCGGGCCTTGCGCATTTGCGGCAATGCATCGGGGACATTTTGAGCACTCCGCTGGGCAGTCGCCGGCAGCGGCCGGAGTACGGCAGCAAGTTGCGCCGCTACGTGGACTTGCCGGTTAACGAGGGCTGGAAAGGGGCTGTTCAGGCCGAGGCAAGCAGGGCGTTGAGCCGCTGGGAGCCCCGTCTGAAGCTGGAACGCGTGCAGGCCATTTCTGTCCTGGGCGGCCTGGTCAAGATTCAAGTCACCGGTGTTTACCTGGGCGAAAGCGTACTGCTGGAGGTAAGTGTATGAGTATCGTTGACCTGTCGGAATTACCGGCACCGGACGTGCTTGAGCCCCTGGACTTTGAAGAGGTCTACACGGAATCGCTCGGTGTCTTTCGTGACTTCATGGGCGATAACTGGAGCGCGCCGCTTGAGAGTGATCCGGTGGTTAAGTTGCTGGAGGCCGGAGCCTATGCGCGCATTGGCGACCGTGCCCGGGTAAACGATGCGGCCAAGGCGCTGATGCTGGCCTATGCAATCCGGGGCGACCTCGATCAGCTTGGGGCGAACGTCAACACGCCGCGCCTGGTGATCCAGGCCGAGGATCTGCGTGCAGTTCCACCGGTGGAGAAAATCACGGAAAGCGACGATGCCTACCGCGAAAGAATCCAGATGGCCTACGAGGGCCTGACGACGGCCGGCCCGCGTAACAGCTACAAGTTGCATGCCCGCAACGCTTCGGCCCTGGTGGCGGATGCGTCCGCTGAAAGTCCGGCGCCGGCATGCGTTACGGTAACGGTGCTGGGCTTGTCGGGTGATGGGACGGTCGGCCCTGAATTGCTGGCGGTGGTCGCGGCAGCGGTCAACGACGAGAACGTTCGGCCATTGGGTGACCGGGTGACGGTGCAAAGCGCCCAGGTGCTGCCGTATCGCATTGATGCGGTGCTTTACATGAAAGGCCCAGGCCCCGAAAGCGCCGTGGCGCTCGCTGAGGCGGAAAGGCGGCTCGCCGCCTGGATCAACCCGCGCCGCCGCTTGGGTGTCGAGGTAGCGCGTTCTGCTGTGGACGCGCAGCTTCACGTACCTGCCGTTTCACGCGTTGAGTTGACCGGCTGGGCGGATCTGGCCCCTACAGAGGCGCAGGCGGCGTTTTGTACCGGCTACAGCGTAGTGCTGGGGGAGTGACATGAGAAGCCTGCTCCCGATCAATAGCACCCAGTTGGAGCGTGCGATTGAAGCGGCCAGCACTGATGGAACCGTCATCCCGCTGCGCTCGCTCTACAACCCCGCAACGTGCCCCGTTCATTTGCTACCCCACCTTGCGTGGGCCTGGTCTGTCGATCGCTGGGATGATCGTTGGACGGATGCGGCCAAGCGCAATGCGGTACGGGCGTCGTTTTATATCCACTCCCGCAAGGGAACCATCGGCGCACTGCGCCGCGTGGTGGAGCCGCTCGGCTATCTGCTGGAGGTGATCGAGTGGTGGCAGACGGTGCCCGAAGGACCGCCGGCGACGTTCGCTCTGAGGGTCGGCGTACTTGACACCGGCATTACTGAAGAAATGTTCAGTGAGCTGGAGCGCCTGATTGACGACGCCAAGCCCGTGAGCCGGCATCTGACGGGGCTCGACATAACGCTCGAAACTCGCGCTAACGCCTATACCGGCTTCGCTGTTTATGACGGTGATGAAATCGACGTTTACCCCTGGGCCAACCCCGATATCGACGTGGTGATTCAAGGCCATGCAGGCGTAAGCGAATACACCCTCGACGAACTGGATGTGTACTCACATGGTTGATAAGAATTCTATTTTTGGCGGCATGATCACCACGCAGGGGGCCGCCAAGAAGACCAACTGCGATGCCCTCGGTATTCCGTGGGAGCCGCGTTACATGTTGATCGGCGATGCGAACGGCACCGATCCGGTGCCCAGTCCTTCGCAGACCAAGCTGGTCAATCAAGTTTATCGTGCGCAGATCAATCAGCTGCGGGTATCTCCGACTGATGCCAATGTGCTGATTGCCGAGGTGGTGTTGCCGCCCGACGTGGGTGGTTGGTGGGTGCGCGAGTTGGCCCTGGAGGACAAGGACGGTGTGTTTTCTGCGGTGGCCAACGCGCCGCCGAGTTACAAGCCAGTGCTGGCCCAGGGCTCGGGGCGCAATCAGGTGGTGCGGATGCACATCATCACCAGCGGCACCTCGAACATTCAGTTGAAAATCGATCCATCGGTGGTTCTGGCAACCCGGCAGTATGTCGATGAGGCGGTCAACGGCCTTCTGCCGGCGAACAAGCCTGCTGGCACCTACACCAAGGTGACGGTCAATGATCGCGGCGTTTTCGTTTCTGGCTCTAACCCGACCACGTTGGCGGGGTATGGCATCACCGACACGTATACCAAGGACCAAATCACGGCAATGATCGCCCAGGCCTCGGCTTTGCCAGTGGGCTCGATGATCGGGTTCCCGGTAGACAAAGTCGCGCCGGGCTTTCTGGAGCTGGACGGTAGCGTCAAAAGCGTTGCGACGTATCCTGACCTGGCGACGTTCCTGGGCGGGGCATTCAATAAGGGCGACGAGGGCGCCGGCAACTTCCGCCTGCCCGAGTCGCGCGGTGAGTTCCTGCGGGGCTGGGATCATGGCCGAGGCGTAGATGCTGGTCGCGGTATTGGCACTTGGCAGAAGGGCTCTGTTCACTCGTTCGATATTGGCCCCTCTTACGGCGTGTGTGGCGAGCGCTCTGGTGTGACGCCATCAACTGGCGAAAATGGCCGTGCAGATTTGGGCTATGACGCTACGCAAGCGGCGCTTTATCCATCGGGCGCTGTAGCAGTCGGTAACGCGGGATCGGTCAACGCCCTAGCCGACAACTCCGAAATTACTTATGGCGCAACACGACCGCGCAACCTCTCGGTTATGTGGTGTATCAAGGCCTGGAACGCACCGATCAATCAGGGAAATATTGACGTTGCGGCGCTTGCGGCAGAGATGCATGGATTTTCAGCAAAGCTCTCCCAGCTTTTCAAAACCTCAACTGATGTTAAGGCCGCGCGGGCGATCAATATTGAGTATCGCAACGAGAGGGACGTTCCGATCTTGGTGAGCATTGGATTGAATAGTACGGCTGCAAACCAGACTGCCGTGCTGTTGGTTGACGGAAAAACTGTCTTAGGTTCGTCCTATCCAACTGCCGGTTGGAGTCTCGCGCTGATCACCGTTGTCCCGGCCAACGGGACGTATAAAATCCCGACAGGCAGCTACACCATCAACACCTTTGTGGAGTTCACCTAATGCATTATTTCAAAGATGCGGTGGGTAACGTATATGCGTACAGGCTCGTTTCGAGCGCGAGAGAATGGCAGACCCCAATCAGTGAAGCGGAGGGATTGGCGCTCGCGGCTGGTAGCGCTGCCATCCCGAATGTCGCCGCGCAGGAGCGGGAATGGCGCGACGGTGAGCTGTCGTCGCTGCTGTGGTTACGCGAGCGTCATCGCGATCAGTCCGAAATCGGCAGTGATACCACGCTTACAAAAGAGCAGTTCAACGAACTCCTGGTGTACATGCAGTCCCTGCGCGATTGGCCGCAATCGCCGGATTTTCCTGATAGTGAGTATCGCCCTGTAGCGCCGGCCTGGATCGCCGACCAAACCCAATAACGCCCCGCACTGACGGGGCGTTTTCTTTTCCGTTACGCGTAACACGAACAACCCACGGCCTCGCTTATGCGGGGCTTTTTCGTTTCTGGAGATTGCCCTATGAGTTTCTTTCACGGTGTGACCGTC